TAATATTTGGTAAGGGAAATACGGGAGTAATTACGGATGGTAATTATTCAATTGATGCTGAAAAGGAAATTTACTTTCACAATAAGAAAAACATAACAATACATTCGGAAGGTTCTAACAATATTTTCTTAAATTCGGATAGTGGTAAAATATATTTAGGAAAAGATAAAGGTGAAGGTGATGCAGGAGCAGCAGTACAGAAAATGGTATTAGGTGGTGAGTTAGTTAAGATTTTAGAAGATTTAATAGATGCAATAACAAAACAAATTTATTTAACACCAGCTGGTCCATCTGCAACGGGGCCTACAAATGTAGCTACGTTTAATCAGATAAAATCTAAATTAAAAACAATATTAGCAGCTAAAAACTTTTTAAGTAAGAACTAATGTCATGGAGTATTTTCAAAGCATCTTTGCTGCCGGTGATGCAATCACACGCATTTGGGAACAATATGGCAGGATTTGCGAAAGCATTCGCATTAGCATATGATACTGCTATAAAAGCAGGAAAAGAAACGGTAAGTCCAATCCCATTGATGAAAGGAAACGTAACAGCAATGGAAGCCCAAATAGTTGGGTTACTATCACAAACACAAAAATCAAATTCGCTAACTTTATTAGATGTTATAGGGCCTGCAGTTATAACCTATTGGACGGGTGGATTAATGATGCCAATCCCACCAATAATACCTCCACCGGGTGCAATAAAAAGTATAGCACTTACACAAGGTTTGGTTTTAAACCCAGGAGTTTGGACACCTATTCCTGTTCCACCAAACAATAATCCATCGGTATTTTTAGATGCATTTATTAATGCAGCAAAAATACATTTGAGTACTGTTAGTGGATTATACATAGTATTAGCACAATATCCACCACCAGCACCACCTGCTCCTGGAGTTATACCCTGGTCTGGATATATTGTACCCTAATTAAATTTTAACTTTCAATATTTATTAAAAACAATTATTATGGATTCGAAATTATTAGTCGGATTAATCAAAGAAGTTGTAAAAAACGAAGTTAAGCAACAAGTCAAAGAAGAATTGGCAAAATTGATTAAGTCCGGTGCAGTTACATTAAACAAAGAAAGAAAACAACCATCATTAATGGAAATGACGGAAGTTAAAAAACAACCAGTAAAAAATACACAACTTGATTTACATAGACCAACAAAGCAATTTTCAAATAATCACATATTAAATGAAGTCTTAAATCAAACTACTCCGTTCACTGCAGCACAAAGAGCAGAAGGTGGAATGATGGATGAAAGTTCTGTATTAGATATGATACAACCAGAAAGATATGAAGAGGATGGTTGGGAAACTATGGATTACAGAATGCAACAAACACCAAAACAAATACCATCAACGGGTAATGCAGGATTGGATGCAATTCAAAAGGCATTAAATAGAGATTATACTCAATTGACAAAAGTATTCACAAAGCAGGAAAAAGAAAAAGGATTAAGATAAAATGGCAATAGAATTAGGAAAAGTTAATGTAAATGATTTATCTAAAAACGATTATAAGGTAATCGGTATAGGTATAGATAGAAGTTCTAATTCTAATGGTATATTTTCTGTCAATTTTACAACTATTTCGCAGGCTAGAGATAATTTAAAAAATCTCATAATGACAAAAAAGGGAGAAAGAGTTATGTATCCTGAATTTGGTTGTGATATTTGGTCTTTACTATTTGAACCAATTATTACTGGTGAAATCGATGATAAAATAGAGGCAACAATAATAAGAGCAGTAAATATTTGGATGCCCTATATTAATATTGATGAAATAATTTTTGATTATGATGATGAAGATATTGATAAACATCAAATAAATTTAGAAGTAAGGTTTTCTTTAAAATCAAATGAAAATCTTTCCGAAACAATAAATGTAAGTATAAAACAATAATAGATGGCACTAAAACCAACGGATAAAAATTGGAAAAACAATAATAGGGATATAAATTATGTCGGTAAAGATTTTGCATCATTTAGACAAAATTTGGTCGAATACTCTAAAACATATTTTCCTAATACATTTTCTGATTTTAGCGAAGCTTCACCTGGTGGTGTATTTTTAGATATGGCTTCATATGTCGGAGATGTTCTATCTTTTTATCAAGATGTTCAATTAAAAGAATCAATGTTGTTACATGCAACCGAAAGAAAAAATGTTGTATCGTTAGCACAAGCATTGGGATATAAACCAAAACTAACAGCACCAGCTGTTACAACATTGACAGTATACCAAACCGTTCCAGCTAATGGTGCAGGAGGTAATTTCCAACCAAATTCTAAATATTATTTTAAAATAAAAGATGGATTACAAGTACAATCGAGAACAAATTCATCTATAATTTTTAGAACAACGGATACTATTGATTTTTCTAATCCAACGGATAGAGAAATAGATGTTGCTGGTAGGGACTCTGCGACAGGCGCACCCAATTTATATTTAATAACAAAAAAAGTAAAAGCAATATCTGCGCAAGAAAAAGAAATAACAATCGATATAACCGATAATTCGGAATATCCAAGTATAGATTTAAATGAAACAAATATAATATCCATTACATCCGTAACCGATTCACAAGGAAATAAATGGTACGAAGTTCCATATTTAGCGCAAGAAAGTATATTTGTAGAAAAACCAAATACAGAATCCAATTCAAATTTATCTGCAGCTGCAGCAACTGTTCCATACATACTTGAGGTTCAAAAAGTACCAAGAAGATTTTCTAGTAAAATAAACGCAAACAACACTATAACGCTTGAGTTTGGAAGTGGAAATAATTCTGCAGGATTTGAGGATGAAATACTTTTACCAAATACTAAAAACGTTGGATTGGGTTTAGCAAATTCTATAAAAAGAACAAATGAAGGAATTGACCCTTCAAACTTTTTAAAAACAAATACATTTGGTATATCTCCATTTGGAAAAACACTTACAATAAAGTATTTAGTTGGTGGTGGTGTTGAATCCAATATAAATTCGGAAGATTTAACAGTTATAGATAGAATAGAATTTGAAGAAGACCTTTTAAGTTTATCCGATGCCGAAGCGGCTTTATACGAATCAAACAAAGATTCAATAGCTGTTGAAAATTTAGAACCTGCCGTTGGCGGTAGGGGTGGTGAATCTATTGAGGAAATCAGACAAAATGCATTAGCAATGTTTGGTTCACAAAATAGAGCAGTGACAAAACAAGATTATGTTGTTAGAGCATTATCTATGCCGGAAAGATATGGAAGTGTTGCAAAAGTTTATGTAACTGCGGATGGAGAAATAGATAATAGTTCACCGGCATCAATACTTTCTAATCCTAAAAATTTGCAAGAATTTACAAATTTAGTAGAATCGATGCAAGGCCTATCAAAAAATGATATACAATCTGAACTTGCTAAATATTTGAATCAAAAAAGAGGAAATGTAAATGAAGTTAATAATCCATTTGCAATCAATATGTATGTTTTAGGTTATAATTCGGATAAAAAATTAACAAATTTAAATACAGCCGTAAAAGAAAATTTAAAAACTTATTTAGGTGAATATCGTATTTTAACGGATGGTGTAAATATTATAGATGGATTTGTTGTAAACATTGGTATTGATTTTGAAATAATTTGTTATTCAAATTACAACAAAAGAGAAGTTCTTGCAAATTGTTTAGCAGAATTACAAGATTATTTTAACATAGATAATTGGACATTTAACAAACCAATAAATATTTCTGAAATAGAATTAATATTAGCAAATGTAGAGGGTGTAATGAGTGTTCCATCTGTTAAACTTTATAATATATGCGGTGATGGTGGTGCAGGATATTCACCAAACAAATATAATTTAGATGAGGCGACTAGAGGTAAGATAATTTATCCATCTTTAGACCCTTGTGTTTTCGAAGTTAGATTTCCAAACAAAGATATAAAAGGAAGAGCTTTATAATATGCATAAATTTTTTACATCATCATACGACGCAAGTATTTACCTACAACAACCTGACCAAAATGCGGGTAGAGATGAAATATTGGAAGTAGGTAAACTCTATTATGGTTCTACAAAAGATATAGCAAGAACCTTAATAAAATTTGATACAGGCTCATTGAAGTCCGAAATACAAACAATTGGTAATGCTAATTGGAATGTATTTTTAGTTCTTCGTTCTGCAAATTCGGAAGAGTTACCATTAGAATATTCAATTTATGCAAACGCAGTTTCTCAAAGTTGGACAATGGGAACTGGTACAAAATTTGATAACATAACATCGGATGGTGTTAGTTGGAAATACCGAAACGGAACAACAAAGTGGCAAGATAATACAACAGGTGGAACAGCTGTTTTTGTGACAGGTACAACAGGTTCAGCAAATGCAGAAGGTGGTACGTGGTATATAACAGGCTCTGCAACTCAATCCTATAACTATCAACCAGATGATGTTAGAATGGATGTTACAAATATTATACATCAATGGATTAGTGGTTCTTTACCAAATAATGGATTTATAGTAAGACATAGTATTGATGCTGAAAACGATTCATTGGATTATGGTGTATTAAAATTTTTCTCAAAAGAAACTAATACAATATATCAACCAAAATTAGAATTAGTGTGGGATGATAGTATATTTAACACAGGTACACTTTCACCAATAACGGGTTCAATTAGTTCCGATGCATTAGAGAATTCTAAAATAGTAGTAACAAATTTACAAAAAGAATATTTTCATAATACTAAAACAAAAGTTAGAGTAAAAGGTAGAGATATTTATCCTACAAAATCTTTCGGAACAACATTTGAATATGACCAATCAAAATACTTACCAACATCATCTTATTATCAAATAGAAGATTATAGAACAAATGAAGTAATTATTCCATTTGGAGATTATTCTAAATTAAGTTGCGATTCTAAATCAAATTATTTTTATTTAGATACGGCAACATATCCAATCAATAGAACTTATAGATTAAAATTAAAAGTTGTAGTTGATGGTGTTTCAAAAATAATTGATGACAAATTAATATTTGATGTTATATAATGACAAATTTAGAAGCTATAGCATTAAGATTGCAAGAAGAAAAGGATAGAAGACTCGAACAAATATTAAGTGTTTCGGGTTCATCTGCTGTTTCTAAAAATGAATATAATGTAAACATTGTTGATGATTTAAGACCTGAAACATCTTTGGTTTTTAAAAAATTAAATAAACCAAAATACGATGAGTCCGAATTAAAAAAGGCGATTGATATTAATCTAAAAGAATTAAAACCAAATATACCAAAAGAGGTTAGAGATTTGGTTCCTAGACCTTTATATGATGGAGTTGTTACGGAAAATGAAGATTTAAGAAAAAGAGTTTCAACTTTAGAAACACAGGTACAATCTTTAGAAACAGATATAACAAATTTACAAAGTAGAGTTCAAACAGAAATTAATAATCGTTTAAATATTGAACAAACAAACGATGCATTGGTTAATCAATTAGATACAATAAATAAAACAATTGATGAGTTTTCGGGTCAAATTGCAACATCATTACAAAAGTCCGTTGATGAATCGGTGTTAAGAGCGGCATTACAGGCACAAAACACAGGATTTAAAGCACAGATTAATGCATTAATAAAACAAATTGATTCACTTAATTCCATCATTGAAGGATTACAATCTCAATTAGGTGCGGTTCAACAACAGCAAGCAATTCAACAATCTACAGCAAACGTAGCATTAGCAAGTGGTGCGGATGTTGTAAACGGAGCAGTTGCAATTAAAGTTACACCTAAAAAAGAAAAAGCAGAATATCCTGATTTTGATGCAAGAATTAATAATAAAGATAATGCAACAAAATGGATATGTGGTAATACAATTGATATAGTAAATAATGATACCAAAGATGTTCAGATAGAGATTGTTTTGCAATTTGGTGAAGGACAGAAGTGGTTAAGTGTACCAAAAACAAACTTTAATGTAACAGCTGGACAAACTGAAAAATTAGCATTAACAATTACTCCAGGTGGATGTAGATATGGTAAAAGGGATAATAGTAAGTTTTATCAGGGTACTATGATAATAAAAGTTAAAAAAACATCCGATGGTAGTGAACAAAATAAAGAATACAAAATGCAAATCGGTATAATGCATCCTAAATCATACTAATAAAATATGAGTATTAAAAAATATACAAACTTTGAACAGGTTAATTTAAAAACCACAAACGAAGGACAGTACTTACAAACTGAAGACTTTTTTATTGTCACAAAAAATGAAATTGAAGAAAGTTATTTTGGTGAATGTAAGTACGATGTAATGGAAGTGGCCGTATATGATGTTAATAATAATCTTTTACCACAAAAGACCGGAAATAATGTTGCATACATTAAATCACAAAACATTGCAGAATATATGTACAATGTTACAAACCAACAGGGTCAAAAGGAATTAGCAATTAATGCTGAAAAATTATTGAACGATTTAGGTTTTACAAATGGTATACTTAAGCTTAATATAAACTTTGTTAGAAACAAAATCGGTTCAGATAATGAGTTAGAAAGGGTTTGGATTCAAGAAATATCACCATCAAGAGAAGAAGTAAGAATATTACCTTTAAAAACAAAATTTGAAAATATAAATCAAAAAAATAATAAAGAGTTCAATGATATTAATAATCTAACAAAAGATTTTATTTTTTATAAAAGAGAAATACTTAATTCATTAGATTTATACCAATCACAATACCTTGAAAAAATAGATACAGCTTTAGAAACAAAATTTGGTAAAGATTTTTTTGCATTACTAAAAAAAGATTTTGGACTTGCAAAATTTTCAGATTTAAGAACAAAAATATTTACAGATTTTAGAACATCTGTAACTTACTATTTAGAAAATCGTTACTATACATTGGGAGATGGTACATATGGTAAACCATCAGAAGTTCGTTTTGATAATTGTGAAAGATATGATTTTAATTTAATATTAGGTGATATTGAAAATATATTAGCAAATTGTATTGCTGTAAATATGTCTTTTTTAAAGAGACGTGAAATAGCAATAGTTAGGAAAGAAAGAGAATTTCAAAAAGTAGATGTTAAAAGAGATGTTTTAGATACATTGGGATTATTTAATAATCCAGTTAAGGATGTTAAGGTGGTTTTTGATGGAGAAAGAGTAATTAAGGTAAAAGAACAACCAAAACCAACACCAATAATAACACCACACGCACCACCAGAAATGGACCCACCACCTGTTAAGGTTGACCCAATCGAAATAACTCCAACACCGGAACCTAAACCTGACCCAAAACCAAAACCATTACCAATAGAAGATACTCCGCCTAAATTTGATGTGCTTCCTATTGATATTTTGCCACCACCGCCTAAATTTGATGATATGTTAGACCCAATTGGTCCTAGGGGTGGTGATGTTATAGACCCAATTAGAGAGGTTCCACCCACATTTAGTGGAGGTGGAGGTGGGGGTGGATTTGTAAACACCGACCCTCGTAATTTTGGATTTAATGATGGTACAATAGGAGGCAGTGGTGGTGGAAATGATTTTAATAACCCAAGAGATATAGGTGTAAGAACAACCGAAAATATACAATAAAAATATTTATAAAAAAAGTAAATGGCAGCAAGACGACCAGATTTTGATAGTGATTTAGGTGGAAGTGATATCGGTAATCCATACGATGGTACAGGTGTGTACAATCCATTTGTATATGGTAGCGGTGGAGGCGGAACCACAGGAGGAAGTTCTGTACCCACTTCAACGGTTGGTGATATAGGAGGTGGCGGCCCTAAATTTTCAGGTGGGCCCGTAGTAATTGATGATGGACCAATCGGAGGGGGAAGTGGTACGGTAGATGCTGGTGGTGTTGTTTTTATACCACCTGTTAAACCTGACCCAACATTTATCCCACCATCATACGAACCATTTCCATATATTGGAATTTATATGGCTGCACCGGAGCCTGTTCAATTTCTTGAAAATGATAATACATTAGGTTTTGGTGAGGTATATAAAGTACAATATCAACCATCTACAAAATTTGGAACAAGTAGAACTTATCGTGCGAATATAGATGGTAGAATATCAAAAAACTATTTCGTAGTTTCTATAAAAAAAGCATATCCAAACATAGACTTAATTGGTGTAGATGATTTAATAAAAGACCCAATAAAAAGTGATGTTTTATCTCCTGTAAAGGGTGACCTTATAAAAGGATTTGAAACGAATTTTGGAACTGGTTTAGGAAAATCACCAATTGAAAATTTAAAATTCCAGGCATCAGATACTGATTTTAATTTTAATCCGAAACCTCCTACAAGATTAGATGTTTTATATAAAGAAGTTATATCTGTACAAGAATATGAATATAATACAAATACTGGAGAATATGAGGCATTGGCGGAAAGAACACAACCATCATCTAATTCGACAGTTAGTTTAAATTTTGCTTTTGTAACAAAAGGTAAAGGTGATATTGATATCATTCTGGACCCAGAATGTCCTGACCCGGTGTTAGCACCGCCACCGCCAGGTAAAATGTGGAAAAAAGTTTATATAGATGGGCAAAAATGTCCTGAATACATACTCGTTGATGATGGTAGCGGTGACCCAATAAATGAAACAATAAATTATAATTTATCTTTTGTCTCAAACTATACATCTGAATTGGGTGAGTACATTAGATGTAATTACCAAATAGTAACAGCAGAAAATGATATATTAGATTCTGATTTTGTAAAATTGGGTGATGGTAATTTGGATGCTAAATCAACCGATAAAAGTAAATTATTATCAGGTCACGTTAATATCAATATTGCCGAAAATTACGAAACCGTAAGATTAAGATTAAATGACCAAAACTTACCTGAAGAGTTTTCTTACGGGAGTTATTATTGGGCAAATAATAGAATCGCAGAATCAAATCCAAATGATTTTTCTAAATGGAATAAAACTAATAAATCATTTAAAGTAACAGGCCAAGAATTTGCTAATGGTATAACCGTTGCTGTTGTATTTGATAAAACAGAATATGAGGTTTTATATGCACCAAAGATTACAAATTATTCAGGCAAAGGACAGGAGAATGTATATGAGGTAAGAGAATCCGATAGGGATAAAACGATAACAATAAACTTTACAACACAAAATGCGGAGTTTGTTGATGTATATATTTCTGACAGACCAATAAGAGTTCCAGCTGGAAACGGTAATGTACAACTATCTTTCAGAAATGATTTTGGTAGTTTGTATGGTAGAAAAATAATTTATTTAGTACCTGTAAATAATATCGGTATAGGTATTACCGAATCTCTTATAGTTTCGTTTAATCAAATAAATGATTTCCCATCTTTATTAGAAGTAACTGCACCGGAACAAATAGATGTTCCTGTATTCTCTGATTTAAATGTAGATTTTAGTGTTGATTACGAAACGTTTGCAGCAACTTCTGTTGATGTTTATTTGTTAGATACCACTACAAAGCAATTAATTCCGTTATTTTCTAACTTACCAGCAATTGGTTCTTTTAATGTTAATTTAAGAGAATTAGTTACGAAGTATTTACAAAATAAAAAGATAGATTTAGTTTTTGGATTCATACCGTATAACAGAGGTGGTGAAAAAGAATTGATTGGTAATAGTTATGAAGTTACAACAACCGTAATATATCCGGATGTTATTTTAGATGAATCGCAAATTAAAAATGCAATATTTGAAACAATTTCCGAAAACCTTAAATTCAATGAGTTAGGACCAGAAAGTAAATACTTAACTCATTTAGTTAATTTTGGAAATAACGAACAACTTATAATTTCGTCTTGGGAAGAGGATGATTGGACATTATCCGAAAAAGTAGAAGATGAGATTGGTAACTTAAAAGTAAAAAATAAAGTTGATTCAA